ACCTTCTGATTCCCCCGAACCAGCCTGAACCAGCGGGATCGGGCAAGAAAGACCTGCTCACAGGGCTGATCGGGCGAGATGAGCCCCGGTTGGTGACGGCCGTTCCGAGTGGTGCGTCTTACGGTGACCAGATCGTGGCGTGGTCGGAGCGTGTGCTTGGTCTCAAGTTGATGGCGTGGCAGTGTCGCGTGGTGCGCGACTGCTTCACTGTTGATTCCGCTGGTGACTTTGTGTTCAGGGAGGCTCTTGCCTCAACGGGCCGTCAAGCAGGTAAGTCCATCCTCATGAAGACTGTTTGTGGTTGGTGGGCGACCGAGTTCGCCGCCATTCGCAAGGAGCCCCAGTCCGTTGTCATTGTCGCCAACCAGAAAAAGCGGAGCATGGCCTTGTTCCGTGATCTCGCTCGAGAGATGGAAGGGCGCATCGAGATGAAGGTGCGATGGCAGAACGGTGATGAGCGCATTGACTTCCCAGACGGATCATCCATCTCGGTGATCGCCGCATCCGAACACGCTCACGGAGGCTCATACGATTGCATCCTCATTGACGAGTTATGGGATATCAAAGCGGAGGTGATCTTCACTGCGTTGCGGCCGTCTCAGATTGCGCGCAAGAACCCGATGATGTTGATGTTCTCCACTGCTGGCGATCTGTCCTCCACGGCGATGATCCAACTACGTTCGCAGGGCATCGCCGCCATTGACTCAGGGAGACAGACCGCGTTCTATCTCGCCGAATGGTCACCGCCTCCCGGTGTCAGTGTGGAAGATCGGCAGTGGTGGCCGTGGGCGAACCCGAGTCTTGGCACGACGATCACCATGAAGGCTCTTGAGTTGGCTTTTGATTCACCGAATCGTCAAGCATGGATTCGCGGCCATCTGAATCTATGGATCGCCTCAACCGAAGCATGGCTTCCGCTAACAGTTTGGGATCGGCAACGCACCGCCGAACTGATGCCCGATGGCGGGCATCTGGTCATTGACTCATCGCTGGATGGGTCGCGGTATGTCGGCATCAGGGCCGCCATGTCGGAAGGTCATGTCATCTTGGAGACTGCGTTCAGCGTGGACTCCGAAGCGCAGATGTGGGGCGAAGTTGTTCGCATCATGGCAGACCCCAAGATCATGCTTGGTGTCACCCCATCGCTGGAGATCCACACACCTCCCGATCTACGCCGACGGATGACCATTGTCGGCTATGCCGAACTGATCAAGTGGACTGCGATGGCGCGCTCGATGATCGTGGAAGATCGTGTGAGACACACTGGCGACATCGGTCTCGCCGAACACATGGGGCGAGCGGTCGCGGTCAAGACGAACCAGTCCATTGTCCTCAGTTCGCAGAAGTCACCCGGACCCATTGAACTGGCGCGATGCGCAGTGTTCGCCATCGCGCTCGAGTCACGCCCAGCGACCCGAAACAAACCTCAAATAATCTTCTCCAACTGACTTAACACGGCGCGCAGATTGTGGGAGAGTCCGTTCGTGGCACTCTTCGGCAACAAGAAACCTTCCCCCAGTTTCACGGCCGCGCCGCTTCAAGCCGCCGCTGGAAGTGCCGCGCAGGTGGGTCAGTTCTACTCGTACTCTGTCGGGGCGAGTACAGAACTGGCCCTCTCCTGCGCCACTGTTGCGCGCGCCACTCAGATGATTCTTTCAATGGTCGGATGTCTCCCGTTACGCCACTACACGAAACAGTGGACAGGTGAACGGTACGAGAAGATCTACCTTGAGAATGAGGCATGGATGGATCAACCAGATCCGAAGTCCACCATGAACTTCATCATGAGCAACACGGCGATGGACATCATGATGAGGGGAAGAGCCTTCTGGTACATCACCAGTCGGTCATCGGCGACAGGTCGCCCGCTCTCCTTCCAATGGTTGCCCGCATCCATGGTGTCCACACTTGACCAAGCGGGCCCGCAGTACTTCGGCCAGTCCAATCAGATCACCTTCAACGGAATTGAATTGCCGACAGATGATGTCATCCAGTTCATCAGCGGTGTTCAAGGATTCTTGTTCACTGGTGCGCGCACAATCACCACGGCCTTGAAACTTGATCAGGCTGCTGAACGCTTCGCCTCGAATGAGATTGCGGCGGGATGGCTTACCGTCGGCGAGAACACTGAACAGATGTCCGCTGAAGATCTTGGTGAACTCGCCGCATCGTGGCGACAAGCAAGGCAGACAGGTGCGATTGGTGCGCTCGCTGGCGGTGTCACTTTCAACGAGTTCAAGTCCGACCCAAACAAACTCCAACTGCTTGAGTCGCGCCAATACTCTTCGCTTGAAGTGTCACGCCAAGTCGGAGTCCCGGCATACCTTCTCGGAATCGCAGTCGGTGGCTACACCTACCAGAACGCTCAACAAGCGCGTCAGGATCTTTACCTCTTCGGCGCGAAACAAGTCCTTGACGTCATCCAAATGACTTTGAGCATGACCAATGTTCTCCCGCGCAATCGCTTTGTGGAGTTTGATGTTGATGACTACATCTATGAGAACCATCTCGCAGAAGTCCCAGTGGAAGAAACGGTGTCAATGTCATGATCAGATTCAACGCTCAACTGGTGACGCTTGATGCGTCGGCTGATGAGACCCAACCATCGCGCACGATTACAGGGCTCGCAGTCCCGTGGGATGTTGTCGCAAACTTGTCTAACGATGTCGGCCCAGTAAAGTTCTTGAAGGGCTCAATCTCAGTTGATGGCCCGATGCCGAAACTCCTGGAGTATCACGACGACACTCGAGTCATCGGCCGTGTCACTGAACGAGTCGCATCCGATGAAGGTCTGATGTTCTCGGCGACCTTGTCCAAGACTCGCGCCGCAGATGACGCGATGGCATTGCTCGCAGATGGTTCCATCTCAGCGGTGTCCATCGGAGCGGTACCGCTCAAGTTCAAGCGCGTGAACGGTGTCATGGAAGTAAGCGAAGCGCGCATGATTGAGTTATCGCTTGTCTCCTTCCCGGCATACGCCGACGCAGAGATTCAGTCTGTCTATGCCTCGGCAGAAGACGAAGAAGAAATACCAGAAGAAGAAACCCCACCACAACCATCCGAGGAGGATGACATCATGTCAGAACCAACCACAGTTGAAGCCGCCATCGCGACTCAACCCATCTATGCCACACTCAAGAAAGAAGTGAAGATCCCCACCGCCGTTGAATACTTGGCGGCCGCAATCGCTGGAGGCGACAAGTGGAAAGCATTCCACCAAGTTCTCTCAGCCTCCGCGCCAGATGTTGATCTCGCTTCGGGCCCCGGTGTCCTTCCCGAGTTCATCGTCGCTCCCGTCTATAACAACTTTCAAGGAATGCGCCCAGTCGTGGATGCCGTAGGCGTTCGCTCGATGCCAGCCGCTGGATCAACTTTCATCCGACCAAAAGTGACCACACACAACTCAATGGGCGCACAGGCAAATGATCTTGATACCTTGACCGCATCCACAATGGTGGTCAGTTCCGAGACCGTCACAAAGGGAACCTACGGTGGCTATGTTTCAATCTCCGAGCAACTGCTTGACTGGAGTGAGCCTTCCATGCTGACGGTTCTCTTGGATGACATGGCTCGAATCTACGCCAACACCACAGACAATGTGGCCGCCGATGCGCTTGTCGCAGGAGCAACCACGACGGGCGCGTTCGGTGATCCAACGGTGCCAGCCGACTGGCTCGCATGGATCGGCGCATCAAGCACCACGATCCTCACCGCATCCAATGGCAACAATCCGAACACCTTGTTCTGCTCTGCCGATGTATTCGGCGATCTGATCGCTTTGAGCGATACCGCTGGCCGACCATTGTTCCCGAACCTCAACGCGCAGAACGCAATGGGCGCGGTGGCAGTGACCACAGATGTCGGAACTGCGTTCGGCTGCCGAGTCGTGCGTGACCGCAACTTCGCCTCCAACACTTTGATTCTCGGAGACGCTTCAGGCTTTGAGATCTTCGAGTCGCAGAAGGGCGCAATCAGCGTGGATGTTCCATCAACCTTGAGCCGCACAATCGCATTCCGTGGTTACTTCGCCACACTCATGATTGACTTGGACAAGTTCGTCAAGGCTTCAAGTTACTGATCAACCACTGAGATTCTGAGAGCCTGAACCATGTCCACATTCACTGTCACACATCAGCAGATCACTGACAATGTGTGCGTGGTTCAGACTCTTGAGTCCACCGACATTCTCGTCGGACAAGAGATCACACTTTCAGGATGCGACGCATCAATCAACGGTGTTCACATCGTCTTCCAGATACCGATCTACTACTTCATCGGGATCAACGATGCGGGCGATTATCTGTTCAACGATCAGATCGTCTTCAAGAATCAGATCCTCTTCCAACTTGTTGATGACAACATCCAGCGGTCGGCCGTTGATCCTGTCGGATCGCTCCAGTGGACAACACCGACCGAATGCGTCTGGTCAGATGTTGATGACCTCACCGAGTTTCTTGGCATCTCTGGCGCAACTGCGAACGACACCGCATTCATGACCACATCGGTGAACGCGGCGAATGCTTGGTGTTTCAAGCGACGTTCTCAAGCGGGATACAAGGATGATCTGGTCAATGTTCCAGATGCGGCCGTTCTCGCTGGCACAGTGTTGATGGCCGCTTCGCTTTACCGTGAACGCGGCAGCATTGACTCTTTCAACTCCTTCCAAGATATGACGATCTCCGCACCAGTCGCATCCATGGGGCGCATCAACTCGCTCCTCGGAATCAAGAGAGCGCAAGTGGCATGAGATGGCGGGCATCTTCACGGACACAATCAACACGGTCTCGGCATCCATCAGCGCGCTCGGTCTTGTACCAGTCACCGATCCGAGAAATGCGCGACCTCTCACAGTGTTCATTGAACTCCCCACATTCACCTGCTTCAACAATCAGATCGCAGACATCACCATTGACCTTCGAGTCCTCGGCGCGCCTCCCGGCAACCAAGACGCAACCGACTACATTCTCGGAGTCGTGGACACTCTGATGAACTCTGAACTCGCAGTGGTATCGGGCTCCCCGTCTGTCGCCACAATCGGCTCCGCGGAACTTCCCGCATACGACCTCACCATTCGGATCGCATCCCAGCGCATCCCATAAACAAAGGAAACAATAATGGCAACAACCGCAACCACATATCTCGCCAATCCGACCGTCATGATCGGGGCCGTGGATGTCACCGCAATGTGCTCAAGCGCAGTATTGACAGTGGGCTACGATTCACTTGAATCCACATCGTTTGGCGATCTCGGTCACTTGTATGTCAAGGGCCTCCAGTCCGTCGGTGTTGAACTGACAATGTTTGATTACTACGGCGCAGGCTCCGCAGAAGCCACACTCTTCGCCGCAGTCGGCGCAGGAACCACCACCATCGTGATCTCCCCAGCGGGCGCATCCGAGTCGGCAACGAACCCTGAATACACAATCACGAACGCGATGATGGCGACCTTCACACCGATCAATGCAACGGTCGGCGAACTGTCCACGATCAGCGCATCGTTCACTGGTGGCACATTCGCCCGCGACATCACCCCATAATCCAAGGAGACCCGACATGATTGGAATGACCCTTAAAGTTGAGATGCTCAACGGTGAAACACACGAAGCCCCAGTGACCTACGGTGTCGCATCGCGTTGGGAAGACCAACACCCACAGACCTCGGTCTCCAAGTTCTTGGAAGACATGAAGTTCAAGCAGTTGGCATGGCTCGCGTGGGATGCGTTACGAACAAAGAAGATCACCGTGAAAGTCTTCGGGCAGTTCTTGGATGAAGTCGGAGACATCACCTTCATCCCAAAAGCGGAGGGAAAGTCGGAAGGGCCACCAACCTGATCGCACAGTTGGCGGTCAGAACTGGGATCAGCCCGTTGGATCTGATGGAGACACCGCCACAAATAATAGATGAGATGATTCGTCTCATCGTTGAACAGAACGAGAAGAACTGATGGCCGTCGATTTGACCGCAAGCATGGAGATACGAGGGCTCAAAGAGTCTCTAAAGATCATCAACAAAGTGGACAAGAAACTGCGCCTAGAGATCGGGCGCGACATCAAGCGCATCGGCGAGCAGACCGTCGTCGCCGCCATCAATCAGTTGATTCCTCCTGGTGCACCGATGTCAGGGATGGAACACCGCAAGCGCACAGGATGGCTGAACTCAAAGAACAAAGGGATCAAAGTCAAGACGAACACTCGAGGAGCGCGTCGACGCAACATCGCGAAAGGTGCCAAGTATGAGACTTTGGCGGTGATCACAGTTCAGACGACAGGCGCGGCCTTGGCGATGATGGACATGGCGGGCAAAAGATCAAACGCAGGAGAAGGGCCGAAAGCGCGCCCGAACTTTGTGCCATTGCTCAATGAGCGTCTCGGCCGTTCCCCGTCACGGTTCATGTGGGCTGGAGGCAAGGATGCAATCCCAGACTTCCAACGCCAACTGAAGCCGACCATTGACCGAGCGATCTACCGCTCCAACCAAGAACTGATGAAGGTTCGCTGATGGCAATCAACCTTCCGATCGTCACAGAATTCTCGGACAAAGGAATCAAAGCGGCGCGCGCCGCTTTTGCCAATTTCAAGACAGATGTCGGCGCGGCCCAAGGCGCAATGGGCAAATTCAAGGCTGGATCCAACTCGGCTCTCAGCGCAGTCAAGGCGAACGCTGGAGCCTTCTCAATGGCGGCTGGGGCCGCTCTTGTCGGATTCGGTGTGAAAGCCATCAGCGCGTTTCAAGACCTTGCTCTCGCGTCTGGGAGGTTCGCTGATGCCACAGGCTTGAGCGTGGAAGAAGCGTCACGGTTCATTGAAGTCGGCGGTGACCTCAAAATTGAGGCTGACGCAATCCAGACTGCGATCGGCAAGATGAACAAGACTCTCGGCACAAGCCCGGAACTGTTCGCCGAATTGGGCGTGGATGTTGTCAGAACCGACAACGGTCTCATTGATGTGAATGCGACTTTCTTGAAGGTCATTGGTCGGCTCAAAGGAATCAAGGATCCTGCGGAACGCGCTCGAGTGGCGGCGCAACTCCTCGGCAAGGGCTGGCAGTCCATGTCTCAACTTGTTGAACTCGGATCGGTGAAACTTAAGCGCGCACTAGATGGTGTTTCTAGTTCTCAAGTGATCAGCCCGAAAGAGTTGAAGAAGGCTAAAGAATATCGCGACACCATGGATGATCTTGGTGACATCTGGCAAGGCGTACTCATTGAGGCTGGAGGCGCGTTGGTTGATATCATCAACGGACTGTCAAAAGCCCAAGGATATTTCAACGATCCGATGAGCGCGTTCCATGACATCGGTCAGGGAGTCATTGACTTCTTCACCGACGCACCACCTGAGATCAAGGTCTATGCGAAAGAACTGACCGCCGCTCGAGAAGACTCCAAACTGATGAACGACGCACTGAAAGAGTTGAAGGATGGAGGCTTTGACGGATTCGTCTTCAAGTCACGCGAGGCCGCCGTTGCGGTCGCCAGTGTTGCGTCTGAATGGAAAGCATTGACAGACCAATTCAAGACACAGACCTCCATAGATGAAGCAGTCGCCAAACTTGACGCGCTGAAAGCAGCGGGAGACAAAGCGTTCAAGACTGGCAAAGATGCCGACATTACGAAATATGTGGCCCTCTTCGGCGAAATGGTTGGCGACATCTCCGATATCGCTCAATCGTTTGACAAGATATCCAGCAAAGAGATCCTGATGACTTTCAAGGCACAAGGATCAGCGGCCGCTCTCCAGTTGGCTCAATGGTTAGCGCGAGGAGCAGAACTCGGAGGACTCACCCAAGAGCAACTGCTGACCTTTGCAGGGATATCCACCAACACCCCGAAGAAAGCGATGGGCGGCCCTGTCACTGGAGGTTCCTCATATCTTGTCGGTGAGCGCGGAATGGAACTGTTCACACCATCATCCAGCGGAACGATCACTCCGAACAGTGGTCTTGGCGGTACAACAAACAACATTACGATCAACACTTCAGCCGACCCTCAGGCCGTCGTTCAGGCTCTCCAACAATTCAACAGAATGAACGGCCCGATCCCCATCAACACTCGAGGTAACTGATGGGAGCGCAACTGGATTGGTCGTGGCGCAATGTCACCACATCTTCCACTTTCACATCCATTGTCCAGAATTGTTCTTACACGACTGGCAGACCGTCAGCGATTGACCAATGGAACCCCGGACAGTTGTCAATCACGATCACGAACACTTCCGATCAGGCCGCAGGCTTCACCATCAACGACAAGATTCGGATGCGACTTGAACACGCCACATCCGCTGATCTCTACTACCACACTTTCTATGTTCAAGAGGTCAGTTTCAACGATGAACCCGGCAACCAGAACGGCTCAACGGCGACCATCATGTGTACCGATGTCCTCGGCAGGCTAGGCCGCACCAATGTATTCACCAAGAATATGCCTCAAGCGCAGACGATCACTCAACTCACGACCGCGTTCTCATCCAATCTTCCCAGTGGCGCAACAATGCCCGCCACATACGCTGGGACATCCATCGCATCGGTGAACGCTTCTTACACGGGAACAGTGGCTAACAGGATCAACTTAAACATGGTGACCGAGCAAGGGATCGTGTGGCAGAACCAGACGCAGATCCTTCTCATCGGGCGCGACAACATCGCCGCACTTGCCACCAGCACCATTGACCTCGGCCCTGAAAGCCCGTACTACACCTACACCAACATCAAACGGATCGCGCTCGGCACAGACTTCCTCAACACCTCAACGGTCTCCACAGAAGTCACCGCCGCAGTCAATAGCACCGACGCGACCTCAGTCAGCACCTACGGCACTTACGGCGGCACACTCTCGACCGTGGATTACAACCTCACGCAAGCGACGGGCTCCGCATCGTGGCAAGTGTTCTCACGATCAGACCCAACCTCAATCACTTTCAGCGTTGATATGACTTCAGCGAACTCGAGCAACTGCTCCGATGTCATCAAACGATTGTGGAAAGCATCACCAGAACTGTTTTGCTTCGTGTTTTACCGTAAGCCCGGCTCATCAAACCTCATCCAGTATCTCTGCCAGTTCCAAGGCTTCTCAATGTATGTCACCCCAGCCTTGACTACCTTCACATTCAGTCTCGCTCCTGCTAGTTTCACTGGTGTGTTCACTCTCGATTCCAATGTATTCGGTGTTCTAGACCAGAACATCCTCTCTTTTAGTTGGTAAGGAACCAATCATGACAACCCCTCCAGCCTTCGTTGCGAACACAGTCCTCTCAGCGGCCCAGATGAACAAGATTGGAATGTGGAAGATCAGCACCACAAGTCTCAGTGGCGTAACCACCAACATCTCCAACTGCTTCTCTAGCGATTACACCAACTACCGTGTGATCTGCCAAAACTTAAATGGTGGTGCTGCTACCACTCGCCTGCTTACTTTGCGTTTTCGCACAACATCTGACGATACAACGGCATCCTACAATGGTGGAACTTTTGGTACTTATGGGGCAGGTACCACTACCCAGTTTGCGTTTGGTGGTGCGACATCAGCAACCTTGTCGGCGTTAGGCGCGCAACCTAGCGGCTCGGCTGCTGGAGGTTTTGTCCTTGACATCATGTCACCTAATGTTGCGTCAGGTACTTCCTACACAGGTAGCGGCATCATGTATCAGCCTGACCTAGTTAGTTATGTTTCACGATCATTCAGCGGCAACATGACAACCGCTACCCAATACACAGGCTTCAGCATCATCGGTGTCACTGATTCTCTAGTAGGCACAGTTCAGGTTTACGGTTACAACTGATGAACATAACCAACCCACCGAAAGCGTTGATCGTTCTTGTCGCCATGATCTGCATCACGATCTTGATGTCCACCAGCAAAATTGACCAGAGCGCGGCCACAGGGCTCCTCGGATCCATTGTCGGATATTCCATCGGGAACGGTATTCGAGGCACTGCCGACACGCCGCCAATCGTCTCACGGAAGAACAAAGAATGACCGACTTCCCAGTGCGCCCGATTGTGAAGCCCGCCGACCTCACACACGCGATGAACGGGCTCCTCCGCAAGGATGTGCTACGCAAGATCGGGCCGACCACTGGCGAACTTCACCGACACGCCGCGACCGCATGGAACTGCTTAAAGTTGGCGGCGTACTTTGACGGAATCTCGCTGGATCATGTCGGGGCGTACCGCACGCTTGGACAACAGACCACACTCTTCAAGCAACGCTACTCACTGACACCGCAGGGCAGGAATATCACACGCAAGGTGAACGGTCAGACCTACTACTTGCGCGACGGATTCGCACCGTCTTCCACACCCGGCATGAGCAATCACGGCTGGGGATTGGCGATAGATGTCGCCGACTGCTCGGGCGACCGTCTCGCTTGGTTGCTCGCTGGGAACGCTGAGAAGTTCGGCTGGTCTTGGGAAGTGAAGAACGGCCCACAAGCCGAGCCATGGCACATCCAGTATGTGTGCGGCGACGCTCCTTCTCGAGGAATCCGCAACGCGCTCGCCTCCTTCCCCGAGTTGAATGCTTGACATTGACTAACAGGCTTGGTCAGATGACTGAGCCAAGAGTCCGCATCTGCGGGCCGACAACTGGAGGCACTCATGAGCCCATTCAAGTTTCTATCCATGACTTTCGGCTTCTATCTCAGCCTTGTGGTCGTCTTCGGAGGTGGTGACAACGCCAGCCCCGAGCCGATCCCAACACCGACGGTCTTCCCGAGGATCACAGTTCAGATCTTGAGCCCCGAGCAACAGAAGGACAGGATCGCCGAACTTGCTCCCATCCCCACCACTACATTGGCACCAGTGGTCATTGTGGAGGTCTCAGACGACACCGAATGCCAGCAGTGGCTTCAGACCGCGCTTCATGCTGGATGGCCCAATGATCGCAAGATCTTGGATCGGCTTGGCTATGTGATGTGGCGCGAATCCAGATGTCAGCCTGACGCAGACTCAGGCCCAGACCACGGGCTCACACAGATCAACCAGATTCACACTCAATGGATTACCGATCTCGGCTGGACATTCGCCGACATGAAAGATCCCGCCAAGAACCTTCGCTTCGCATGGCTCTTGTATTCTGGCCGTGAGGCGAACGGGCAGTGTGGATGGACACCGTGGTCACTGTCATGCTGACCGACATCTTGAAGATGGGCGACTGGGTAGATGATGCCGAGTGTCGCGGGCAACCACTTGAGTGGTGGTTCCCGCTGGAGTTCAACAAACAGGCAAGCAACATCAAAGCGGCAAAAGCGATCTGTCGCCGATGCCCAGTCCGTGAAGACTGCCTTGAATATGCGATGAGTTATCCCCACACCTACATGAGTCTCCCTGGCATTTGGGGAGGGCTGACCGAGGTTGAACGCAGGCAACTGGACTCGGATCGGTACTGGGCTCAAGTGGATGCCCAAAAGTAATCCTTGACATTCTCTCACCCATCAGTCACAATCAAATAAACCAACCCGCTACCCGACAGGAGCAAAACCATGAAGAGCCAGATGATTACACGCCGAGCGCGTCAGACCAAGGGCCCAGTGACACTGATATCAAAACAGGAGTTACTTGGCGACGATTATTGTGGAAACGACAAGTGGATGACAATCTGCGAAGACCACGGCCATGTTGAAGGACATCAAACTTTAGAGAACGCAAGGTTCTTCGCGTCACGCCCAGTTTCGTGGTGCCGCTGGTGTGCCGAAGAAGTGTCCGAGTGATGGAAGACGACACGGCCCGTCAGATCATTCAAGAGATGGAGGCAACTGCCGAGCGTCACCGCTTGATCGTTGCCCACCTTCGCAGTCAGATCATCCAGTGGAAGAACATCGCTGGAGGTCTTGCCGAGTGTTTGGTTGAACAGATGGATGATCCAGCATCGGACAACGCATTCCACATTAAGCAGATCCACGACTTCGCTCGAGCGTTGAAGTATGACGGCGGCGAACTGGACAGTGCGATTCATCTTGGCGAGTTCTTGAACAGGATGGAACTCTGATGGATCTTTCCAATTATGTGGATGTCCCGTCGCGTTTTGCGTTAGCACTGGACAAGTGGCCCGATCTCAGAGTCGTGGAATCACCGCCCGAAGTTGTCACTGTCGGAGATCAGACGTTCATCTCGGTGACCATGACGGTGTACCGCACACCAGACGATCTGATCCCTGCGCGAGGATGTGCATGGGAACCGATACCCGGCAAGTCCTCCTTCACTCGAGGATCCGAGATGATGAACGCTTCAACCAGTGCGCTCGGCAGGGCTATTGGGCTCATGATGCCATTCGGCAAGATGGCTTCAATGGAGGAGGTGCGCAATCGTCAGCCTGATACAGGCACACAGAAGCCCGCAGGAGCCCCGCAAACTTCCAGAACGACTCAGAGTGCCACATCTTCATCAGGGGATTCTCCGAGCGATGCCCAACTTCGCATGATCCGCGCTCTCGGACATTCCGACGCGATGCCGACAACAAAGGCGGCCGCATCCACACTCATCACCGCGTTGAAGAACAAAGCAACGTCATCAGATGAGCCAGTGTTCTGATGATCCCCACACTCTTTGACGAAGTGATTGCGCTGGCGCGCACGACAGACCCACAAAC